TGCCATCTTTTCGTCTGTTGGCAAATGACTCTTATTATGAACTTGTTTCCAATGTGCGGCTACTTGATCGTGAGCCTTGTTTCCATACCTTTGTAAGGCTGCTTGACCGGCTGGGGTATCACCAATCTCGTCTAACTGGCCTTCCTCAACTTGCTCTTCACCTGGCTCACAAACACAACGTGCTTCATACATACCACATTCGTTACATGTTTCATGTCCTTCATGGTCATGACCTTGTTCTTTGACTTTTTCCATGTCACCGTCACCGTCTAGGTCTGCCTCAGATTGACCAGCTTCCTTAGCTTTTAAAACGTTATGTGCATAGAAGTTACCTTCATCGACTTCTTCTTCTTCATGATTATGATTATCAGAACCGTAATGTGAGTGCTCGTCATCACCTTCTTCACTAGAGACATCAACTACTGCAACGCCTTCTGGTTCGCCACTGTCTTGGATGCCTGACATTTTCTTAATCAATGCCATCATATCATCACCGTCTCCAACTACCGCTGGACTCATTTCTGGTTCAGAACCAGCTCCTGTTGGTTCATGACTGTGCATTGGTGAACCGTAACTACTACGTTCTTCTTCACCACCAAACACTCCTAAGCCAGCTTGACGTAGGACTTGTAACAATTCTGCTGAATCTCCGTCAGTTGCATTAACGCTTACTGAATCAGGTGATCCTTGTTGACCTGTACTTGTAGATACAGTAATGCCTTCATTGATAGTTAGTAAAGAATTTAATTCTTTTTCCCAGTTTTCTAATTGAATATCTTTCATTTTTTTACTTTCGAATGTTTTATTAGATTGACCTAATGTACTTAAAAAATTACCTTCTTTAACGCCTTCTGGATCCATTGGAACGGGTACTCCTCTTTCACCTGGCTTAGGAGGATCAGCATTCCATACACCACCTTTGATGGTGCCCATTGCTGGTCTAGGTGAGGTGTCAGGTACTAAAGGTTTATAGTCATCTCTGCCCCATCCTGGTGCTGCGGATCTTGCTGGTGGCAAGGGTGCTGAAGGATTTACTAAAGGTGGATTTACAGAACCTCGACCTGCGCCTGCGGCTTCATCTGTAATTCTCTTTTTACTGTGATGTAAATGTACTTTTAAGAATGAATCTATCAATTCAGATGTGTGACCTGTCTTTTTAAACATCTCTACGTCATCTTGCAATTCAATCAACATTTCTTGTACTTCTGAATCGGCTGAAGCCATTAATTCTTTAAAGTTGATGCCTTCTAATATTTGCATAGTACGACCTTCTTTAACTTTTTTCTTTTTAGATAATGCTTTGAAATCAGCACCAGTTAACTTACCTTTTGGTGGTGCAACATCTAATTCATCTTGATCACCTGGTAAGTCTTTTGCCTTAGTTTTTTCTTTACCTTCCATCATACCAGTATTAGCAGGACCTGCTTCTTGACTCATATCAGGAAATTGAGCCATGATAGTTGAGCCGTCTAACTTACCAGCACTTGCTGGGTAAATAGTCATGAATGGAGGGTGTACAAATGTATTTTTAGAAAGAGCATGTTTAATTACTTCTTCTGCTCGGTCACGACTTATAGGTTTTGTTCTTTGTACAACTGCTTGGCCTGAACGGTTATGTTGCACTATGCAGGCAATATACGCTTCATCTTCTTGTTCAAAGTCATCATCAGCTTCAGTTAAGTCTAAGTCATCTAAATATTGCTGGACATCAATTGTGTATTCTTCTGGACCATATACATTTGGTGCAATAACTATTTTTTCAATAGTGGTAATATCAAATTCAGGGTCGCTTTTTGTTACATCCGCAAGCCATTGAACAGCATCAAATTCACTACTATGTAAATGGCGTCTTAATCCTTTTGGCATATAGTCAAATGTTGAAACTACTTCATCAAAGTCATTGATGATTTGTACTGCTGGTTGTCTTGATGCGCCTTCTTCACTTTCCATCATTCTCTTAGTTGGATTATAGCTATCACCGATATGTCTGTGAGTATCATTATTGTCTGAATAATACTTAGCCATTTGTTTGTCTATACCAGCCTTATGTTCTTTATCAGACTTTCTAGGTTGTGGTTGATGTTGTGCAGATTTAGGTTTTTTTGCTTGTTTAGTTTTTTGTGGAAGCGGATGTTTAGCTTGCATATTAGATGCAGTTTTTTTCATACTTTGCATCCAGTCATGCGGGCCTTCACCAGTTTCTTGTACTTTACCTGAATCACCTTTAGCACGAATAGCATCTGCTAATTCTTTCATGTTTTCATTTTGTTTGCTACCCTTTTCATGAGGTCCAATTTTCTTTAAATGCTTAAATGCTTTTAGTAATTCGCTTTTACTTTTGCCTTTATACTTGCCTTCTGCTGAAGCGTCAGTTTTAACTGGCTTGTCAGATTTTTCAGTCATTGGTTGAGTACTAGAACTACTAGAACTACTACTGTCATCACCTGATAAATTTAATGTTCCTTTTTCAGCTGCCGCTTTAATAGCATTAGCAGTTGCAGGATCAGCAGTTCCCATTGACTTACCATCTGCACCGATGATTTGACTTGCTTGAATTGGTTTGACTGAAACATCTTCTTCATTCAATTGATTGTGCTCAGATACTTCAATCCAATCTTTTAAACTTTTCTTTTCAGCTTTTTCTTTTTTCTTTTCTTCCTTATCGGCATCATCCATCTTAGAAACTTTTGTACCTTTTTTACCTGTTGGTACATCACCCGTAGTGCGACCAAACAAGTCACCTACTTTTTTATTTTTTGGATCATCCTTGCCTGTCAATGGCTTGTCAGCCTTTACAGGTGCTCCACGTTTCTTAGGTGTATCATCTTTAGGACCCATCTTAGCTAAACTTACTTTACCAATCGGTTTACCGTATTGATCAGTTTGTGTTTCTGAACCATGACGATTGCCATAACCACCTGGACCTGCTTTGTGAACTGATTCATATAAGTCATCTAGGTATTCTTGTACTTCGATTACGTGCCCATTTGAAAATACCATTTTCTCAATAGTAGACATATCAAGATCGGGATCTTTTCTTGCTAAATCTGCAAGCCATTGTACTGCACCAAAGTCACTTCCTTGTAATGCACTCTTTAATCTTGGTGGCATTTGGTCAAACTCAGCAACAACCTCATCATAGTCATTGAAAATTTGTACTGCTGGTTGCTGAACACTTTCTTTAATGGTATCCATTGTTTGTAGTAATGATTTAAAATCCATTATTTTGATCCTTGTTTTCTATCTAGTTTGTCTTCCATGCGAGTTAACTGTTTTTGTAACTCAGACATATTTGTTTTCATGTCATCCATTTTTGCACTTGATATTTGTACACTGGTATCTAAATCTTTAATTTTAGTATCCACAGACATGTAACCGGTACCGCCTATACTGCAAGCCCCGATGAGTATCCAACTGAGTTGGGTAGAAGTAAAGTCGATCATTTATGTGCTCCGATTGCTGGTCTTTCTGGCATCTTAACACTACTAAAAGGACTCTTTGTTTGAATACCATCTTTGCTTGTGTTCTTGATTGTTGGGGTTTTCTTAGCATTATAAGGGATATCAATGCTTGATTCTTTTGGAATTACTTTATCTAGATATTGGTTAGCATAGTCTTTGCTAGCTTGTTTGCCGTTATCTTCTAATTCAGGTGTATCTAATAATGCTTTCTTTTCTTCATCTTGCACTTGATTAGCATATTTGTCATTTTCAGCATTGATACTGTCATTGTAATCTTTTGTTACTGCACGAATCATATTTCTTAGACCTGATTGTTGTGCAATTTGTACAATCATCGGTTCTGTTGCTGGATATTTGAATTCAGCTTGAATAATTATTACACTTTGATTCGTTTCTTCAAGTGGGAATCCATAAGGATTTTTTTGAATTACAGTTGTTTTGGGATCACTGATTTTTACAGGATCAAATTTACTTAGATTATGTATAAACATATTCAATAAGTTTTTGTTCTCTACATCACCCAAGATTTTAATCGTGTAGTTGTATGTGCGAACACTTTCCATTAAGTAATGACGAAGGGTTTTCATTATGTTATTCCTATTCTATTATTTATCAATTATCCGTTTTTTTGTTTGCCAATATGGTTTTTAGCAACTCATTACGGTCAACTAGACTACCCTCACCTAACGGGGTATTCTCAATTTCTTCAGTTTTACTTGCAATTTTTTGATCTAACTGTGCTTTCTTTAACTGTAAATCAAGCATTTTTAACTTCTTATTAATCTTTGCAGTCTTAGCAGTGATAGCATGTCCTAACATACCGCTTGCACTATTGAATATTTCGGCTGAAAAGCGACTATCTACTTGCATACCTAAATCCATCAAGTCTTTATAGCTACTAGTAGCCAATGATGCAAGTTCGTCCATTTCATTATCGCTTGCTTCTAACCCACGAACTTGGGGCAAAGCAATCTCAATTTTCTGTAATGTATCGTATGTTTCTTGTGTGACAAAACTAACCTGTGTGTTTTCAAACACTTGATTGTTTACCTCATCATCAATTGGTAGTTCAAATAATTCTTCTAACTTTTTTGTCATGTGCTATCCTAAATAACAGTATATTTATTACTTACGACGGCCCTGATGAAAAAGGTCATCCTCTGTAACCACCCGAAAAGCAAATCCATTCTGTCTACAATAAGCATTGGCTGCTACCCATTTAGCATGATTGACTGCGACAATAGCCCTATCTCTAGCACTAGCTACTTTGCTTTCAATAAGACTTTGTTTTTTAGGTTTGATTTCTACAACTTCTGCTATCTGTTTTCCATGTCTGTTTGCATACACTACAAAGAAGTCGGGTATGTACATTGACATCTTACCAGTTAATGGGTGGCGGTATGGGATACTGATTGCTTCGCTAGCCCACTTAAGTACGTTCTTATTGTTATCACAAAACATCATAAAAGTCATTTCCCAACCACTACGATATCTAGGTTTATGTTTTCCTATATATTTCTCGGGATTCTGTACTTCATATATACCCTGTGCAAAACTAGCCATTACGTTACTATGTTTCGTTGAATTGATTCATTGGGTGTAGGTTCTGCATTTACACCATATAATGTAGTTTTACTTTTTAAACTGTTAAGATAATAAACCATTAATCGTGTAGCCTTCATTTTATCTCCAGTACCCTGTAGATAATCTAATAATGTCATTGGGTTTTCATCAATAGTAGAAGCAATTCTAAACAACATTGCTGTGAAATTTTTAGCAGTATTTCTACTTTTGCAAACAGATAAAAAATATGAAAAAACTATTTCATATTGATTGGCACCAACTGAAGCGGTGAAATTATAGTAGCTGTCAAAAATTTTAACAGTTCTATCTAATTGTGTTTGTGGTCCGTCTATTATTTGTGCCATATCTACCTCGTAGATATATTTATGCTATACTGTTTTGGTTAGTATTTAGTCGTACCTAGCATCCTGGCCTTGACCAATAACTTGAGGTTGAGATTTAGCCGGGGCACGTGTAAATGCTCCTTTAACAACATCAACCCCTTTTTGAATTCCGTTATTAATACCTGACGATGCGGCACTAGGAAAATCAAATCCTCCCCTATTACTAGGAGCCATTATTTTATTAGATATGATACCGCCCGCCTCGCCTTTTGCAATGCTAAGTGTTTTACCTAATCCATTTTTCAAATCAAATGTTTTATATGCAGTTCCTGCTTTTTGTATTGCGCCAGTAAAATTTCCAGTAGAAATATCATCTATGATACCATCAATAGCATCAACCGCGCCACCTTGCCCAAGGATGCTTGCATTACTCCCTGCTTTACCATTAGGGCTAAGTCTAGTATCATAATGTCCCGGATCACCAAATCCCGACACAATAGCGCCGGGGTTTTGGCCATTGAGTGCTCCTTGAAAATATTTGACAGTTTCATATTCAATTGTCATATTATTTTCCATCACGCCGGCTTCAGAATATGAATATTGATCGTGGTTAAATGATGAAATTATAGGATTTATCAATTTATACATCATAAAATTATGTTGATGAAATCCAAAGATGTTTATAGATTTAAAAAAAGCAATTTTAGGACTGCCTAGCAAACCAGATGTTGTTGTTAGCGATGGGTTTCCCTCACCGATAAAACCCCAATCATCATTGTTTGGAATAATAGTATCATATAAATTTCTATTATCTTCATAGCGTTTACATATTCCTGAGGTAGATCCCCCTGCTGTCCTAGAAGAATTTATATCAACTTGTGCGGCATCTTTATAGTAATATGTATAATAAGCATGCCATAATTTATTAACTAGATTACTATTATCATCATGGAATTTTATTGATACCGCCTCATATTTTACTTTAGTCTGTACAATACGTTTGCGATTGTATTGATTTAAGGAATGTGTTTCAAAATTGAATTTAGGTAGTTGAATTGATTTTACATTCAAACTAAAATTAGCATCTTCCGGCCAATTATTACCTACTTCAGTCAATGCAGTGTTTATATCAAAATATACGTGAAATAAATGTTTAAACTTGGGAGCATAAGCATAATTATTTGGAGTAAAAGTTTTACTTGCATGAGTAGCATCACGTAAGTATTCGCCGCCACCAAAGAATGCCTTTGCGGCATTCCCTGCTTCGGCAGCAACATCTATTCCAAAAATATCTTTGACGGCGCCGCTGACGACATCTTTGCCTTTGCCAAAATTGCCATTTACAAGGCCATCAATACTGAATGCCATTGTTTACCTAAGTTAACTGCCTAAACCAGTGACCGATGTTCCACCAAATGCACGACCAACATTAGTACCAACGCCAGAACTTAATGGAGATTGAATTGCATTATCAAAACGGATAGATAACTGAATAGATACTGGATCATTTGATTTATAATCCATGTTATTGTAGTTTGCTGATTTAATAAAACATCCATACAATTCCCAGGTTTCTAGTACATTAGGAACCAATGTACCATTACCACCGTCTAGAATTTCATAGTTAATCTGGAACTTGTAGTCCTGACCTGAAGCCGCACTTGCTTGCTCAACAAAGTCAAATTGTTTCTGTAGTTGCTGACCAACTAATTTTGAAACATTACCGGCAGCATCATCACGCAAATTAATTTGCGTTTCTTGCCAAGAATGTTTGCCGGCTAGATATACTTTACTGTTGTAAATGTCGATTACTGTTTCTTCAAAAGAAACGTTGGGACGTTGTATATCCATAACTTGTTTGGTTAACTCTTGAGTTGCACCACCTGTACCAAAGTTTAAAAATAATGCTCTGAATCTAAACTGTAGTTTAGGCATTAACAAACCCTGAGAACTAGGTGTGTTGTCTGATCCGACAGTCATGTTGAACAATGAATTTGAGGCTGTTGCCATATTACTATCTCCTATATATTATTTATCTTAAATAACTCCCCCTGAGGGGAGTGTATTTATTGAGCTCCAATAGCCCCGGTGTTCATAACACGAACCGGTATGTAAATGAATTCTGCTGCCTTAACTGGCTCAATTGCAATATCAATCCACAATTCATTTCTATCAATTCTAGATGGAGTATTATTACTTGCATCACATACAACTAGATAGTCATACAATCCGCGCTTTCCAACTAAGTCAATAAACAATGACTGAACAACACCGGTAAGTTGATTACGTGTAAGAGCATCGTTTGGTTCGAATACGAATGGACGAGCCGCAACTTGCAGTCTTTCACGAATATAACAAACTAAACGTGATACATTGATGCGATCCAATGCTGATTGTGAATCAAATGAGTTCTTATTACCATAATTCAATAGACCAACACCAGTAAAGAATGCTAATGGATTAATTTGATTCAAATATAACACATCACGAATACTCATACGATTCTTAACTACTTGGAATTCACCAGTAGTAGCATCTAAGTATCCAATATTTGTAGCGTTGTCAATTGTACCACGGCGTGTACCTGCTGGAGCTAACCAAGGATAACCCAATGTATCATTTCTTAATAACGTGCGTAACATCATATGACTTGCAGGAACAACTGCGGCTGTACCTGTTGTATCTGATGTAATACCGCTTGGGTAGAACACACCTAAATACGTATCACGGGTAACCC